GCCATAATTAGAGCCAGTAGATATACCTTTGCCATTTGATATGCTCAAGTTAGCACCCGATATATTCCAATCACTAGGATTTGAAAAATCTCCTCCCGTTACAAGTTCACTTCCTTGCTGCGAAAACGAGCCGTTAGAAACTTCTTCACTTCCTATTTGACTAAAATCACCGTTCTGCACCAAATCACTAGATAGAATTTGTACATCTTCAACTAACCCTTGAGAATTAACACGCGTCGCCGCAGAATTTCTACTGAATTGAAAGTCTCCGCTCCCGTCGTCTGGTTTAACACATAGTGCCTCGCCATTATTGTAGGCGGTCGGGCTTAAAACAACACTCGCACGCTCTAGTAAATTTGCCATATTATTGTATTTTTTCTATTTTATCCAAAATTGCTGTGGTACAAGTTTCATTTTCGTAATATGTTGCACGCGCTTTTAAGCTCGTGAGCAAAGTCGGGATACCACTCCCGAATAACATCATCATTACTCTGCGCCTACTCATTACAGGGTAGAATCAAAGTAAGAATCTAAAGCCGTTTTTAAAGCTGCAAAACTTGCGTAAGCTGTGCCTGCCTCATTTTGTAAATCAGAGAAGATAGTTTTATCTAAAACAGCCACGTTATTGGTTGTTTTAATAATAATAAAATCCCCTTGCTTTTGTCTTTGTATTTCGCAATATGCAGGGTATCGGTATTCGATACCATTTAATAGTACTAGCTCTTTTGTTACTGAATCGACGTAAATTTTCATTTTTTATATATTTATTAAGTTGTTATTGTTATACTCCACCCTTTAGCCTCTAGGCTTGTCTTTGAGGCTAGACCTGCGGAGCTAGCTGTTTGCCCTCCAGATTGAAAAAATGTTCCATTTATCTGTCCTGCAAAATCTAAGCTCTCAAGTATGCCGTCTATTGACTGCGTATTTAAAGCGGTATCTCTAAACGCCTCTGTGAAATTTGTTGCTGTGCAACTATCAAAAGCATTAGCAGGAAATGATTTTAATAATGGGCAGCTCTTCCACGTTCCTATAAAAGATGTACCGCTACTAAAATCTAACAAAGGAAACTCTGTTAATACTGCGCAGTCTTTCCATGTGCTATCGAAATCCTCGCCTTTGCCTGTATTTATAAAAGGGAAACTTGTTAAAGCCTCGCAGCCGTCAAAGGCTTGCTCGAAATTTGTAACATTTAAAAAGTTACCTCCGTCTGTAGCGCTAATAGTTAAATTTGTGCAACCGCCGAAAGCGTCCTCTTGACTCGTAGAGCCTAGTCCGTATATACCGAAATTTATTAACTCTATAATGTTAGTTTTATCTGTGTTGCCCGTAAAATCAAAAGCAGGAAATACTCCCGAGATACTAACTTTGTGCTTTGATAAAGTTGTAGGGAACGTAATTGTATGGTCGCCTGTTAATCCTGTGGCGCTATATCCGTCGTCTGTTTTTATATTGTATAAGTAAGTTCCGCCTCCCGTTGTGATTTGGAAAGTTGTACCCGTTACATTAAAATCTAAAAAGTTGACGCTTTCGTTATTAAATATTGTAAAATCTGTATTAAAGTTATTTAAAAAATACGCTTGGTTATCCTCTTTCGCTTTTAACGATATAGTAGAGCCGTTCATTGCGTTTTTTTCTCCGCCCGTTCCTGCGTTTATTGTAACCTCGCCACCATTCCAAAGACCTATTATTCTATAGTTGCCGTTTCTGTCTAAAATGATAGCGCTATAGTCTTGATACATCAATTTAAACGCGTTCAAAGTCTCAAAGCTACGAGGCAATGTAAAAGACAAGTCTTGAGACCATTCTATACCGCCGTTTGTAATTGTAGCGTTTTCGGTAAAGGTAATATTTACAGCCTCATACTCGTAAATCGTAGTACTAGGAAAGCTCGTAATATTTTGCGCGTCGGGATTGTTTACTTTAGAGCTACCTCCAAAGGTAATATCGCTTACCCCATATTTAACGTATGGAAATAGATACACCTTATCGATGCCGCCTTGAAAATCCTTACAAGACTCTGTATATCCTCTTTGTATAGTGCAATTTGCCATATATTAAAACTTAATTATATCCTCTGGACTCTGTGGGTATGGGTTTTGTATTCTATTTGACGGATTACCAAAAAACCAACCGCTGCGATTTGATACGTGCGTCGATGCGTCTACGCCGTTCTGAGATGTTTTGTACTCTGTCAAATGGTTTAATAAAATCCAATCATTAAACCTATCTACAAACGTATCTGCATATCCTGCGTAAGTATTCGATAACCTAGTCAACTCCTCCGCAGTCATTAATTGCGCGTTATCTGCCGTATGCGAAACGCTGCCGCCGTTAGCGACCATATAGTTACTTATTAGCACAAAGTTAGCAACAGATTGAAACTTGGTTATCGGTTGTACATATTTTGTATATAATTCAAGGTATAATCCTGTTAAAGTGCTAGCTGTTGCGCCTGCTAATATAACGTCATATAATTGCTGCCCTAATAACGGGAGTATTGTTGTGTTCATTACGTCCGAAATCACAAACACAAACCTGTCGTCGTCCACTCCTCCGCCTACAATAGTGGTTTGTTTAATTTCTGTCGGTGATATAAAGAGAAAATCTGCCATATTATTTGAATCTGCCGTTATTTGGTTTATCTATTTCTGCGATTGCAACGTCTGGAGAGTTTTTTACAGGCTTATATCCTTGTCTTTTTGCCTCGTTTACGTTTACAGGTATTGTCTGTTGCATCGCTCCGCCGCCTTTAGGCTTTCCGTCCTCCTTTAATTTCTTTTTAAAGACTCTCCTTTCCCAACGATGGTAACAATTAACTCCTCCGCCATAAAGAAAAAGGTCGTATTTGCCTCCACTATGCGCAAACTTGCCATTTACACCCTGTTGGCTCATTAATTCGATGTCCTCTTTGCGATAAACTTTGCCGCTGTCTGATAAAGAAACCATTTTATTACAGAAAGACCTAGACTGACCTTTTGGAGTTTTGCTAGTACCTTTAGTAAATGCGTAGCGAGTTTTCCATAGCTTTGTATCTTGCTCGCTTGTTTGATTTGCCGACATTTTAACGTCGTACTCTTTGCCGTCTGTTAATTCGTAACCCTCTGGAGAGTCAAGAGCGTATTTTTCAAGTATTGCAAACATTTGAATATCCTCACTCATACAAACGTGAGAGCCTAGCTCTGCGGTTTCCTCTGGTTTACCTAGCAAAGCCTCAGATACTGACCTAGTAAACCCGTATATCTCCATTAAGATAGTGATAGCACTATCAAAATCCGTAAGTCCGTCGCTAACCGATTGCTGTATGCCTAGCACGCCCTGAACACCACCCACAGAGCCTCTCAAAGCCGCTTGAGCTTTTAAAGTCTCAGAGTCTCCGCTAACTACGTCCGTAGTATCTACTCCGTTATCTTCGCTTATTACTATACTATCCTCTTCTACCTCTACAACTTCCTCTGTAAGCGGCGCAAAGTTTAAATCTAGGTTAATGCCGTAGTTTACTAAAACCTCCTCTATTGAGTCTAGGATAAAGTCTTGCTTTGGCTTTATAACTCTCTTTATAGTTTGGCGCTCGCTCATGTCCATTTCGTCGGCTACTGAGCTAAAACCACTTGCAGACGATAAACCTACTAACGACGGACTAATTACTTTGTGCGCCGTCATTATTTGGTTTTTTGCCTCAGTCGTTAGCGTTTCCCATTGCTTATGTACGTTAGTATTTACAGGAAACGGCGTTACCTCTATAGCGACCTCTTGGTCATTAAAACTGATAATAAAGTTCGAGCTGTTCGAGCTAGACGTTAGTTTACGTTTAACTTGTCTCTCGAATTCCTCTTTCTCCTCTGGAGTGTAATTAGTTCCGTTTGGTATCTGTATTATATACCCTGCGCTTAATCCGTTTTTAATAGACGATATTTGTACGTTGGCGATTTCCTCTTCCATCTCAGCATAAACTAAAGCCGACGAGTACGACGGAGCGCCGAAATATTCAGCACCAACGACGTAAGGCTTTGCTACATAAACAGAGTTGCCTTTAGCAGCGCCGTAAGCGTTAAAAAGTACGGGCGTATTTTCTACGTCGGTATATTTACGCCAATTTTTAGAAAACCAATAATGCTCTATTTCGTTTTTTTCGTTTGCAATCGACGGGATAACCATTTGTTTAGGTATATGCGTCAAAGAATGCAACTCTCCGCCTTTGGTTTCTATAACCTCAAAGCTAAACTCTCCAAAAACTTGAAAATCTGCGACCATTTTACGCAGTTCTCTAGGTCTTAATATCGTTTGTAATCT